TAGCAGGAGTAATGGCACAACCAATCAATAGCTGGGCTGAATTTAAACAAGTTTTAAGACAATTAAAAACAGAAGAAGCTAAAGCAAAATTTTCAACTATCATTATAGACACCGCAGATATTGCATATGATTATGTTAGTAAATATATATGTGATAATGCTAAACGTCCTGATGGCGGATTTGGAGTTGATAATATTTCAGATATTCCTTTTGGAAAAGGATATACTTTAGTAGCTCAAGAATTCGATGAGTGTTTAAGAAGTATTGTTCAAATGAATTATGGTTTAGTTTTAATTAGCCATGCAACTGATAAAACATTCACAAGTGAAACTGGGCAAGAATATAATAAAATTGTACCGACTCTTGATAAAAGAGCTACAAATATAGTATCTCGTATGACTGATATAATTGGATACTCAAGAGCAGTAACTGATAAAGAAGGAAAAGAATCTGTAAAATTATTTATGAGAGGAACTCAACGTTATATGGCGGGTTCAAGATTTAAATACACTCCAGACTATATAGATTTTAATTATCAAAACTTAGTCAATGCAATCGCAGATGCTATTGATAAACAAGCTAGTTTGGAAGGACAAGAATATTTCACTAATGATAGTGTAAATCTTCATCAAGATACAACAAAAGAATTAAATTTTGATGATTTAATGTTAGAGTTCCAAAATATAGTAAGCTTTTTAATGGAAAAAAATGATGAAGAAACTTTCCAAAGTTATTGGCAACCAAGATTAACAGAAACTATTGAAAGATATTTAGGAAAAGGAAATAAAATTAGTAATTGTAATAGAACTCAAGTAGAAGCAGTAAGTCTTATCGTAAGTGATTTACAAGAGCTAATAAAATAGGAGAAAAAAGGAGATGAAAAAGAGGAACTTTTTATTGTAATAAAGTCCTCTTTTTTGATTTTTTACTAAAAATATGATATAATATTATTATAAAAGAAAGGAAGGTCATCATATGGCAGTAAAAATGGCAAAATGTAAATATTGTGGTATTCAATTTGATAGAAATAAAGAGCCTTTCGTTGAAGCGGGCGCGAGAAGATATGCTCATAAAAGCTGTGCAGAAAAATACCTTCAATCTTTTACTCAAGAAGAATTAGATTATATTGCTCTTGAAAAATATATAAAACAACTATTTCATATAAATATTCTTAGTGCAAAAATAAAAAAGCAAATAAAAGATTTTCGAGAAGAATATAAATATACATATACGGGAATTCAAAAAACATTATACTGGTGGTTTGAATTAAAGAATAATCCAATTGAAAAAGCAAATGATGGAATTGGAATCGTTCCTTTTGTTTATCAAGACGCTTGTGATTATTATTATCGTTTATATCTTGCTCATACTGTAAATAACTTAAATAATGAGATACAATTACAACCTATACCACCAAAAGAAATATATATCGATTCCCCCAGAGCTAAAAAATCGCTTCCTAGACTTTTTAACTTAGATGATGAATAAAAGGAGGTAATAAAACATGAAATATGTAGATATTTCTGCAATTATTCAAGTTATTGGATGTGTTTATCAAAAACCTGACCTTATAGATAATGAAAATTATTTCTTTACTGAAGAAGATTTCACTGAAGAATTTCATAAAATATTATTTGGCTCTATCTATAATTTATATAAATTAGGAGCAAAAAATATTAATGAAAATCTTATAGAAGATTATTTAAAAGATAAACCTAAGACTCTTGCCGTATATAAAACCAATAAAGGTCCTGAATATTTACAAAAAATTTCTCAAAATATTCATTTATCAACTTTTGATTATTACTATAAAAGAATGAAAAAAATGACTTTACTTCGTATGTATAATAGTATAGGTATGAATTTATCTTGGCTATATGATATAAATAATATATTAGATACTAAGAAAAAACAAGCTCAAGACGAGTGGTTGGATAATACTTCTTTAGAAGAAATTGCAAGTATTATTGATGACAAAATTACAAATATTAAAATGAAATATATAGATGATGCTAATGAGGATCTTGTTCAAGGGGGAGCAAAAATTATAGATTTAATTAATAATTTACAAAAAAATCCTGAACTAGGATACCCTATGTATGGACCTCTTATCAACGCTGTAACAAGAGGAGCACGATTAAAGAAATTTTATTTGAACTCTGCAGCAACAGGAGTAGGAAAAACTAGATATATGATATCACAATATTGTTCTATCGCTTGCGATGAAATATATGATTCGACAGAGCAAAAATGGGTTTCAAACGGAACTAAAGAACCGGCAATGTTTATTACTACTGAACAAGAAATAGATGAAATTCAAACTATGATGTTGGCTTTCCTATCAGATGTAGATGAAAATCATATCATATATAATGATTATCAAGAAGGTGAAATGGAAAGAGTTTTATATGCAGCAAAAATAATAGAAAAAAGTCCAATCTATATTAAAAAGTTGCCTGACTTTTCATTAAAAGATATTGAAAACACTATTAAATATAGTATTAGAGAGTGGGGAGTAAGATATATTTTCTTTGATTATTTACATACTAGTATGAAAATTCTAAGTGAAGTCTCTTCAAAGACTGGAATAAAAGGATTAAGAGAAGACAATGTATTATTTATGATTTCAATTAGGTTAAAAGACTTATGTAATGAATATGGAGTTTTTATAATGTCTGCGACACAACTTAATGCAGATTATATTTCTGCTCAACAATATGACCAAAATTTATTAAGAGGTGCTAAATCTATTGCAGATAAAATAGATTTAGGAACAATTATGCTTCAAACTAGCCAAGAAGACAAAGAGGCTTTAAAAGATGTAATAGCTAAGGGAGGATTTGAGGAACCAACAATTAAAATTTCTGTATATAAAAATCGTAGAGGTCAATATAAAGATATATTATTATGGTGTAAAGCGAATAGAGCAACTTGTAAAATTATTCCTATGTTTGCTACTGATTATCAATATAAATTAATCCCTATTCAAGATTTAAAAATAAAAATTAACCAAAAAAATCAAATATCGGCTTTTTAGGAGGAAACAATGATAAGCATTACTGAATGTGGTAAATATTCTATTGTAAATACAAGAGAGAAATATGTAGAAATTAACGGTTATAAATATCCTTTCCCTCGTAGGATGAAAGGAAGAACTGTCAGCCAAGTAAATGGAAAAATTTATATAGATGGATATGAATTTAAAAATGGGAAGTTTAAAAAAACTTTAAAAGCGTTATATTACAAATGGTTCTAAAGAAGGGAGTGAAGTAAATGAATAACAAAGAGCTATCTGAGAAAATTAAACAAGGATTATCAATAGACCAGGTTAAAGATTTACTTTATTCCCTTGGTGGAAATCCAATCATTAAAGGAGAAATGATAATGGCCCAGACTATATGTCATGGCGGTCATTCTCATAAATTATATTATTATAATAACACAAAATTATTTAGATGTTATACAAATTGCGGAGATGCCTTTGATATATTTGATTTAGTTCTTAAGGTAAAGGAAGTAGATGGAGTAGAATGGATACTTCCGCAAGCCATTAACTTTATTATCAATTTTTATGGTTTGACAATACAGACCGAAAATTCTTTCTTTTCTCAAGAAGAACTTGACGATTGGAAGATATTAAATAAATATGAACAATCTAGTTCTCAAGAGAAAGAAGAAAAAATAGTTGAGTTTAAATTTTTTGATGATAAAATTTTAAAACATCTTCCTCGACCAAAAATACTACCTTGGTTAAAAGAAGGTATAACTCAAGAAGCGATGAATAGAAGCGGAATATGTTATGATCCAGTTCAACAGGGTATAGTAATTCCGCATTATAATATAGATGGACAATTAATAGGAATAAGAGAAAGAACCTTAATAAAAGAAAATGAAAATAATGGTAAATATAAACCTGCTATATTAAACTATCAAATGTATAATCACCCATTAGGTTTTAATCTTTATAATTTAAACAATAGTAAAGATAATATTAAACAAATGAAAAAGGTATTTATATTTGAAGGAGAAAAAAGTTGTTTATTATATCAAAGTTATTTTGGTATAGAAAATGATTTAAGTGTAGCAGTGTGCGGAAGTAGTTTAATTAATTATCAAGTGCAATTATTGTTATCACTTGGTGTTGAAGAAATTATTATTGCTTTTGATAAACAGTTTCAAGAAATTGGGGACGATGAATGGAGAAAGTGGACCAAGAAATTAAAAGACTTACATAAAAAATATGGTTCATTGGTTCAAGTAACTTTTATGTTCGATAAATGGAATTTATTAGGATATAAAATGTCTCCAATAGATGCAGGTCCAGAAATATTTTTACAACTTTTTCAAAATAGAATAACGATTTAGGTCTCAATAGATTAAGGTATTTTATTTAAAAATTATATATAATAAAAGGAGAGATAGTATGAAAAATCTAATATCACAACGTTTTGGTTTATTAGTTGTAGAATCTGGCCCTATAAGAAGAAATAATAAAATTTATTGGCATTGCAAATGTGATTGTGGACAAGAAAAAGATGTGCGTTCTGATTTATTAAAAAATGGAAATACTAAAAGCTGTGGTTGTTATAAAAAACAAATATTAATTAAAAATAATAAAGAAAGACAAACTTTAGACTTAACAAATCAAATTTTTGGAAAATTAAAAGCCATAAAGAAAACTAATAAACGAAAAGATGGAAGAGTAGTATGGGAATGTCTATGTGAATGTGGCAATATTAGTTATGTTGATACACATTCCTTGCAACAAGGAAAAAAATCATCTTGCGGATGTTTAAAATCTAAAGGTGAATTATTAATAAGTCGATTACTTCAAGAATATCAAATACCTTTTGAAGAGCAAAAGAGTTTTTCAACCTGTAGGTATCCTAATGGATATTTAGCAAAATTTGATTTTTATGTAGATAATAAATATTTAATTGAATACGATGGAGAACAGCATTTTTATTATAAAAATAATCCACACACTTGGAATACTTTAGAAAATTATCAAAAAATAAAAGAATATGATAATTATAAAAATCAATGGTGTAAAGAAAATAATATTCCTTTAATTAGAATTCCTTATACCAAAATAAATGAACTCACAATAAAAGACTTATTATTAGATAATGATGAAAGGGTGGCATTATAATGGATAAAGAAG